AGCACCAAGGCCAGCGCGTTTAATATCACTTAGAGCTTCGATCATTACGCAATCACGACTACACGAAATGCGTTTGCAGCGGGCGCAGCATCAAACAAAAACGTTAATACGTTTACGCTCGTTCGTTGAGATTCAACAAGTACCTCGTCGAAATTGCCGCTGTTTCGATAGACCTGCACCGTCAAATCGCGTGTGTTTAAGTTATGAGTGACAGCAATACTCGTTGCAGTGCCGTCGCCAATGTTTTGTGCAAATTTCTTTTTTGCAAAAACAGAAGTTGCGAGCTTTAGAGGCGTTACGATTCGTGCATCGTCTGCGCCTGCGTCTGTTTCCGCTTGTGTGGCAATTTCGGCAATGCCCGCCGTTGTCTCAGTAGCCGCCGCAGCGCCAGTGCCAAAGGTTGCAAAAACTACGTTGTTCGTTCCAATTACGCCGTTAACCTGCGTTTGCCGGAATGAAACACCAGCATTTGTGCCTTCGTCTACGGTCGTGATCGCAGACTCAAGTTTGTCAAATGTGTCAGAATCTAACGCCCGCGTCATTGGCGTTGCTGCGCCATTCCAGATATAGATGCCGTTTTCTGCTGATGCCGTTTGCGAGCGGACTAAAACGCGGTCGTTTGCCACCATCGTAATGCCATCAATCGCAGCACCTGGCGACGCAATGGTAATGTTCGCTTGTGTCGATACGCGGACATTATCTTTCCACGACATGCCCTCCATAGCCGCTTTTAACTGCTCATGCACTACAGGCTGGCCGTTTGCCGCTGAAGCGGGCAAGCTCGTAATACGAGAGACGCCGCCGAAATCTAAACCGCGTTTAACATCAATTGGCATATATAGTCCTTAGATAACCACCGCGTACCCGGCGGTAGGTTCGTCAAATAAAATGGTGGAATTGTTCGGGCTAATCTTTACGATCTCTGCCCACATGCGCACGCCGCCGATAGAAAAAATATCAATCTGAACGTCGTTGTTTAGGTTATGCGCAACATTCCAAGAGGTCGCCGCCATTGTCTGATCGTGGCGGTAACGCGATGCTGTAGAACCAGTACCAGGCGGCCCAGGTGGCCCCGGCACTGGGTACGGCTGCAACACGACAGATTGACCGTCGCCAGCAACGCACGCGGGCGCAGGCGGCGGGCACGCATCGCAGGACTCATTTACGATAAGTCCAGTGACAGGGTCAATCGTTGGCATCAGATGCCTAGCCGCTCACGTAGCGGCCACAGAAGACGTTGATAGGCGGGGTTATGCTCGAAACGATAATTTCCAAGGTGATACGCCTCGCGGTTCTCCCACATGGAATTAACCAGCTCCATGCACGCAAGACGCGCACGTTCCGGAATATCGGAAAGCCCCGATAAAAACGTGATTTGCACCAACGTACCCGCGGGCCAGTCAGCGTTAGGCGTGATCGCTACACCGCTCGACGTGTTGCATAGTGTGTAGTCGGTGAACGCGATGCGCCCGCCCGTTGTGGGTAAGTATGTAACGCCCGTTACCGTGACTAGCCCGAGGCCGTTAATTTGCACAGGTTCGCTACCGTCTTCAAACACGTCTGCATCTAAGCGGTACGTGTTTTGTTTGAATGAGCGATTGCAGAACGAACTTACTTCCTCGCTCGCTGCCTTGATGAATGACGTGATTAGCGCGTCTTCTTCGGTGTAACTTGCCTCTATACGCGCATGGATTTTTGCACCTGCGAGCGTGACTAACTCAGCCCCTTGACTGACAAGAGTGAGTGAGTATGTAGGCATAAAAAAAGCGCCCGATTAAGGACGCTTTGTTTATGCGCCTCCCACAAAAGTGAGAGGCATTTTAGTTACTTCTCTTTTTTTGGCTTTTCAGCCTCAACCGCTTCGGCACTTCCTCGGTTGATTAACTCTTTCGCAAACTCGTCGTCTGCCACTTCCCCAATTTGCCCACGGTAAATTGAGTAGCTGGGGAAGTGCAAATGAACCTTAGCCTTGATCTTCATTAGACTGGCAACGTGAATTTACGGATTGCGGCAGGTTGATAAACAGCAAGCGCCAGCATTTCTTCCGCAAGGATCGTAATACGGTTGCGGGTGAAATCGTCGTTAACAAAGCCAGCCGTCACGTTCGCAGTTTCAGCGTCGTAAATCTCCACGACGTTAGGCGAGAAGTCGCCAACGATTGCAGTACCCGCCGTGAGGTTTGCATCCCAAATTACAGGTAGACCCCAGATCGGTTGATTCATATTCATTTGCGATGGGCCGCCAAAATAATATTGGCCGTCGTCATCTTTCAGCAAAAGAATACCAGCGTAATCGTTCGGGTTTAGAAACAGTCCGGTTGCGCGACGATTTGCCAGCATCAAGGAAACTTGCGCGTGGTAAATCGAATCGAGACGCGATGCGCCAACAGGAACAGTCCATGCAGTAGCCTGCGTAACCAAGCCGTTTACATTTTCGCCAGTACCGTCGCCAGTAATAAGCTGTTGATTCTCTTCCTCGCGCAAGCCATCCAACAACCGCCCATCAATGATTGAGCGCATTTGTGGCACAAACTTCAGCACCTCTTTTGTCGCTTTGATCCAATGCGCGATTTTGGTAACTTTCAGAGATGCTTGTTCCCACTCAAGCGCAGATTCAGGCTTTGCCGCGCCCTCCGCAACAGGCGCAGCCGCGTTGGTAAACAACTTCTCACGAATGAATGATGCTTGTTGCGCGTTGAAAGGCGTAGAGCGGATAAGCTGGCGAATGTTGGTAATCGGCCCCGGATTGGTAATCATCGCCACCGATGGAACCGGCACAGGGAAACCAGTAGTAGAAGCGCCCGCCATGAGGCTAGTGCTTACGACGTTTTTAGTGTCGTAGAGAACCGGAACGTTTGCGCCGCCGCCAGTAGGGTTCGAGTTCATCCATTGAGTGAATGCCTCATTCTCTACCACCTGAGCGCCAATAGATTTGACTTCGTTTTGCCCGCCGCCAGTCGCACGCTTTGAAAGCTGTTGCTTAAGATCGGCGATAGTGTCGCGCGTCTCTTTAATTTCAGCAGCGAATTTCTCAACCGCGGCTTTTGTTTCTGTATCAGCTTTGCGTTTGTCAGTGAACTCGCCTTCGAGCTTATCGACGAACCCTTTAATTTCTTCCTTTTGCGTTTTGAGTTTTGCCTCAAGCAGCGCGAGGTCTAATGTATCTTGTGCCATGATTTTTTGCTTCCTTATTTGGGGATAATGTCCGAGAGGTCAAACCGGGCTAATGCCGCAGCGAACGCCTCCGCTTGTGTCGGTGCCGCCTTGCTCTCAAGCTCCCCTTGAAAAGCCAACTTTGCCACCGCGATAAATTCGCACGCTTCAGAGTTTGAGAAACCTACGTCCCGTAGGGCTCTCTCTAAATCACGCACGGTTTTCACTTCTTCTAACGCGCTTTTGATAGACGATTTGTCTATACGCGAAAATGTGTTTGATGGTTGATTAACAATTGAAACCTCATCCAACGGCCATGCCTTAATGTGCCGACGCGCTCCCACCGTGTTGAAGTGCACGCCGGATTTAAGCCGCGAATAAGAGCCGATAGATAGACCGTCAACCGTTCGATGTTCTAACGCTGCGCGTACATCTGCCGCCTTCGTCATTCCCGGCGTGAACTCACCCGTGACGATCAAACCCTTTGAGTCTTCAGCGACAGGAGTAATAAGCCCAATCGGTAACTCGCGCAAAATCCACGAGTGTTCGTGATACATCTTGACTGCGCGTTTTGCTTCGATGGCTTGCGTAAAAGCGCCCGGGAGAACTACGTCGCGGTGCGAATCTTCGACGTTAAAAACAGAGGCATACCCTTCAAACGCCGCGCCGCTTTTTGCAAACTTAACTTCGCAGTCACTCAGTTTTAAATTGAGGGATTCCATTGTTTTGTCCTGCCTTTTCAATCGGCACGGTTGCGCCTTGGATATAGAGCTTCTCGCCGCCGTCGGCAGCGGGTAAGTTTTCCCATTGCCGGGCTTCATCCGGCTTAATCACGGCGCTTTGAATGCCACTTCGGTACATTTCAAAACGCTTTTCAATCGACGCGCGTAAAAGCCCGCCAAACTCAAATTCGATTGTGTATTTCGCTCTCTGCGCAGGAGAAAAAGCGAACTCCATAAACGCGCTTTGAAACTTAACAGCCATAGGAGAAAGCGTGAACTTCTGAAAGCCTTGCACTAACTCACTTACGCCAGTGCCCCACATTGACGTCCCGCCCGCGTGACCGATGAGCACAGGAGGAATTCCCAAAAAGCGCGCCGTGTCTTCAATGTTTTTTCCTCGCGCCTCAATCGCTTGATACTCTTCAGGAGTCATAACGATGCGCTTGTAATCCATGCCGCCTTCTAACACGCGGGCATTGCCAATCTTTACGTTATTAGCTTCTGATGCTTTGTATTTTTCAATTTGTGCGGGCGTAAGAAACACACCAGGCGGCATAGTGATAACACCGGCAGAGCCGCGCCCGCCTTCTCGGTACAGGCTACTAAACAGCTTGTCAAACTCTTTACCCATGCGGATCGTGTCCGACGCGCATGTGAGCGTACTAACGCCTAGCAAGCCATTCCCAAAGCCTCGAATATGCAAAACTTCATCTTGCGAATATTCGTAGTCCACGCCGTCGATGTTCACGACATATGAAAGCGTAGACGTGCGAATATTTAGCCGCTGTTTTACTTGCGCCGTAGGTACTGGCATCAATCCAATGCAGTTGCTTTTTGCGTCACGAGAGACAAGCGCATAAGAATTTTTGTAGAGCACGTATTGAAAAACCATCGCGCTCATGAAATCCGCCCACGTCATAAAGGCGTTAGGCTTGCGATGGAAAAGGCGGTACTCTTCTGACTCTCGCGCTACCTCTCGATTGCCCTTTGCGTCCGTCGTGTAAACGAACACCGGCAAGGAACTCATTACGTCACAAAGCAACTGCACGCCTGCGAACATCGGCGAATGAGAGAGCGCGGTATCTTCATCAATCGGGCCGAAGTTATCGCCGACGACTTCTAACTGACCTTTTTCCGACACGCGCAACGCGGTAACGCCCTCGTCGCGCATTTGATCGCCAGACCGAAGCGCACGCGCACCACCGCCCCACAACCTATAAAACCAGTTGAAGGGGCCGTAAGGTGTTTGCATTAAAGCTCTAAGTTAATTTCTCGCGTGATTGCTTCCATGTAGTCGCCCGTTTCCGGCGCAACTAATGGCCCTACACCGACCGCCATCGCCAGCGCAACCATGCCATCAATACGTCCGGTTGCTTTGCCTTTATTAAATTTGCGATTGCCAGCGGGATCGGTATCGACTCGCGCATTGTTTGCGCACATTGTCAACACTGGGTGATTCGCATGGCGAATCTTCTTTGCAAGCAATAGCGCTTCAAGTTCACGAATCGCGGGGGACATAGAAACAAAGCCTTGTCCGAACTCTACGAACTTCGCAAGCTCGTCTTCATCGAAACCTTCTTTTTCCAACCAAGGCTTCAGGAACTTCATGTTGTAACGGTCAAACGCAATCGCTTGAACGTCGCACGCGTCGAACACGCCGCGCAGGTATGAGGCTATGTACTCGTACTCAATCGAGCGGCCGGGCGTAGTCAACAAGTGCCCTTGATCGTTCCACACGTCATATGGAACACGATCTTGTTTCGCCTTCTCGCGCAGCCCTTCAGCGGGCAACCAAAACTCTGACCATACGTCCCACGCATCGCCTTCTTTTGCTATCAGAACGAGCGCGGTTAGATCGGACGTAGACGACAGGTCGAGCCCGCCGTACACCTTAGCGCGAGCCTTCTCGCCTTGCTGTGGCTCTCCGTTCTCTTTCCAGATTGTCTGCGAAACAAACGGAGTGACTGTTTCTACTCGCTGGTTCAGGATGAGATTTCTAAACGTTGATTCAAAGCTCGGCATGCGGTTGGCTTTTTCCGCCTGCTTTCTCACATCATCGAGGCTTCTGAATTTGCCAAGCGCCGGGTTTGCTTTCGCCCATTGCGCTTCATCCGTCACGGCGCAGTCTTTGTCTGCGGCATAGACGTGGCACACGGTTTTGGGCGGCTTGTTTTTCGTGGCGTCGTCAATTGCAATCGACAGTAAATCGCCGTCTCGCGCAGCCTGCGTAGAGATGTAGAAAAGCAGCGGGCTTTTATGCGCACCTTGCGCCGTAGTTATCGAGTCCACAAAATCGTTTTGCGGCCCTTCAATCTGACCAACCTCATCCAAGATTGCAACAATCGGCGATTTCCCGTGCGCAGTCTTCGCCTCTGCGCTGATCGCTTGGTACTCTACGTTGCGCGGTAAGCCAATGAGTTTTTTAGAGCTGGGAACAATACGGATGACCGCCGATAGTTCCGGCGATAGAAGCACGCATTTGCTTGCAAGGTTGTAAACCTCTGCCGCTTGCTCCCTGCTCATCGCGCCGGAAATCATTCGGCTATTGAGCTGCGCTTCTGGGCCGACAACGTGAACCAACACGAGGAAAGCAATTAACGCCGTCTTAGCATTCTTGCGCCCCATCGAGAGAATTGCGGTGTCCGTTCCGTGCGGGTTATCGTACACGGCAAGAATAAAATCTCTTTGAAACGGCTCAAGCACGACTGGCTTACCAACATGCTCGCCT